ATGCGCTTGCTGCAACGCTTTACCTGTGGCCTCGCTCTGTGCATCCTCGTCCTTTTTTGCGAGCATTTGCTTGAGAGATGTCAGCTCTTCCTTGAGCGTCTTTAGTTCTCTCTCTGGCTCGCTTCCAATCGAGGAAAGCCTGCGTTCTGTTAGTGTGTCATAGTCGAGCCCGAACTCGGAAAGCAGGGCCTCAGGGTCTTCCTGTTTGAGGCGTTCTAGCTTCTCCAGTCTGTCGACTTTTGACTTCCAACTGTCACGCTCAGCGCGGATTTCTTGATCACGTTTTCGCAAGGCTGCCTCTTTTTGAGAGAGCCTGTTAAAGCGTTCCAAAAAATCATTGTCGATGTTGCTTGTAGCCGCACTTTGAGGAGCGGCGCTGCCAGCGCCTTCCCCTTGGGCTTGTTGCTCACTGACCATCGCGGTCACAATTGAATCCATAAATCCTGCTCCTATGTTACGACGGCATGATTGCCGGTGTCAATGGTTGCTGTGATGCGACGGGCGCACCAAGCTGCTGCTCAAGTATCTGCTGACCGGGGCCAACAGGAGCAACGGGCATGGGTGCATTCGCCATCTGAATTGCGATGCAGTCTTCGATATACTGCTGAACAAGCGCCAGACGCTTCTCAGGGAAGTTGTTAAGCTGCGCCCAACAGAAATAAGCCTGTGCAGTTTTGAGGGCGATGGGCAGCGGCAAGAAAGGCTCTGGGGGTGTGTAGTCACCTTCCAAAAGCGCGTTCTCAAGAGCCTTGCGGATGAGCTTAATCGGCGACAAGCGCACGGCCGCATTGCTGTCGAGGTCTGGATAATCGAGAAGCTCAGCAGCTTCCTCTGGCTGAATGTATCCCTCGTTTTTGAGGTCTGTAACCATCTGCAGCTTGGCTGCAGGAGTGTTTGGCAGCGAGGAGACAGGGAAGGTCTGCATCACATACTGGTCGTCAGGCACTTTGATATCTGCCCACTTCAGCTTCTCCAGCCCGTCCATTTTCGATGCAGTGCTAACCACATCACCGTCACGGAACAGCATGCAGGAACGCAGGCAATCGTCCACAATGAACTTCTCGAAAGCTTGCCCGATGAGCACAAAACGCTCTGACTCGATATCGTTGTAAACCATCAGAGCCTTGCCGCTGTCGAGGCCTGCAGGCTTCTGGCTTGTAGAACTCAGCATTGAGATGCCGGTCATCTCATAGGCACGCCTGATGAGCGTCTCCAGCCAATTGTAAACCTCGACACCCACAGCTTGCGGGGTGCTCACTTGCGGAGCTGTGCCGCTGTAAGGAACGAATGTGCCGATGCCGTTCACAAAGTGCCCAGGGTTTACCTTGCTGCTCATCTCCACAAAGATTCGAGGGTAGCTTATGAGCCGTTGGCATTCTTGGATGTGCCGGCAGACGCGGTTGATTTCCAATTGGATGCCTGCGATTTCTTCTGGCAGCGAGCCACCGAAGAAGCCAAGCAAGGGCTCGGAGTAGCGCATGACGGCGAATGGGAACTGATCAAACTTGTACTCTTCGTCCACAAGCGCACAGCCATCAATGGCCATGAGCCTGCGTCCTTTGTCCTCGCAGGGCAAGCGCCATGCTTCCACAACGAGAAGCATAGGCTCAACAGCGTCACCGCGAAACATGTCCACTTGCTTGGCTGCTTCGATATCTTCGGCGTGCTCTGGGAACATTTCAGCGAGCGTAGCCTTGGCAACGAAGCGGCGCTGATACAGGGTGCGAGGCTTGCCGTAGTAGCCATCGGCAGGGTCTGTCATAATCTCATCGGGAAACACGCGCTCTTTGCGAATCTTTCCGCCCTCGCGGATGGTTTTGATAAATCCGGTACCGAAGATGAGTGCGTCACGGAATGCGAGCTTATAAAGCTCAACAGCGCCCGTCTCTTGCTGATGCCCGAACATAAACTTGGTGAGCTTGCGCCCGCGCGTCTGCTGCTCCAGCGTGCCGCCAGACGTGAGGAACTGCACCTTGATCTTGTTCTTGGCAATCTTGGCACAGAGGGTGTCGATGCAGCTCTTGATCACGTTCACACTGACGCGGTTAGGCTGCAGCGCTTGGTTTGTCGTGTTGATGTCGTTCGTAGCACCTGCGTTTGTGATGTAGTTTGATATGTTGAGTGAGCCTAGTTCCTTGTTGGAATAGAGGCGCATGTTGCGGATGTTCGATTGCTGGATGCCTGTGGTCTGGTCCCATGTTCGCATGGTTGTAAACAGGATGCGAGAGGCTACGTTGCTGTCTTCCTCTTCCCACCACGCCTTTGGCGCCACTGAATAAGCCTCAAACGTGCTCATGATTAGCCTCCGTTATGTGCAAAGAGAAGTTCTTCGTCAGAAATCTTTTGCTCTGCGAGTGTGGGTGCGATAGCCACTTCAAAGTCACCAATTTTCGCCTGAATCACCCCATGCTTCTTCAATACCGATAGGATTTGATCCAATTCCTGTGCTGTCATATTCGTCCCTTTCATATTGTGTGGTCACTTTTGCGAGCATATCACGTTCGGCCTCTGCTACCAATTCGGCCTGTGTTTTTGCGGGTGCCTTTGGACGATGCCAGTAGTGACGACTCATCCTATGGAGATAAGTCACAACGTCACATAAATCGTTTGGCAGCGTTGGATTCTCAATGCGCCTTCCTCCCTTTAGGAACTCCCACGATAGCCCGGCAGCCTGCTCAAAATATTCTGTGCATGACTCGTGGACGAATATGCGGCCATCAATGAAGTCGCTATTGAGCATCTCAATGGCTGTGGCCTTCTCTGTCTTTTCTGCGGCAATCACAGGGAGTCCGAAGCGTGTTTTCAACTCCTCCGCCAAGCTGCGCCCCAAACCACCGCAGTCTGCAATAATAAAGTCGGCATCAAATTCGCTCATAAGCTGATGCAATATTTCTCCAATACGGGACGGCGTTAGGTGTGAGCGCCCATAAACCCTTTTGATATATGCGTTTGGCTGTGATTGCGAATAGGCGAGAACACCGAATGCGGTTTGGTCTGCCCACCCAAAATCTACAGAAATTATGTGACGCCATCTTGCGTCTGGAAGCTTAGAATATGAGTTCTTTTCCTTAGTGCATTTGTAGACAAGGCTGTCCAAATCCAAAACCCACTGCCCGCAATATTCGCGCAAAAATGTTGGGTTGTTATCTGCCCACCCTCGCTTTTCTTTGAGCTGCACAATCCAATCCGCTGCGTGTGGTATGTACGGGTTGTCTCTTACGCTCCAGCGATGGCACGCTTGACCATCTTTTGTCAGATCGTAAAAGAGGCCGTGGGGGATTGGGCCTGGAGTGCCCTGCAATTTGATGTATCCTCTGTAGTCCATCGTGCAAGCTTGCAAAACGTCAAACACAAGCCTTTCAAGATGCGTGCCGAACGCCTGCGCTTCGTCGATAATCACGCCAGGGTATTTTCCTCCCAGAAGGCGAGAAATAAAAGCCTCTGTGTCTGCACCGTGGAGGTCAATACGCGCGCCGTTAGGAAGCACGGCAGATAGTTCGGCCTCTTTCATTTCAATGCCAAGATTGTGCTTTGCGTTCTCTTCTCTGATAACGGGCCAAATGATGTTTTTTGCCGAGCGCCGAGTGAGCGTTATGTAGGGCAACACAGCGCCGGGGTGTTTCATGCCAGTAAGATAAAGCGAAGCGAAGCCGCCCACCGACTTGCCTGCGCGACGGGTGCAGAGCGCGGCAACGATGTCTGTCGTGTCACTCACATAGGCCAATTGCTGTGGAAACAAAGATGAGCGCAGCTTACCCGATGGTGTTAGTGCGCTTATCCTGTCGCTCAATGCCTTTAGTTTCGATAGTGAATTATGGCTGCTCATTCGCCAGCAGTCAATGCGGAAAGGTGGTTGCTGTCCTTGGCTGTTTCTAACTCGGCGGTCTTCGCCTCAACGGCGGATATAAGTTGCGCCAATTGGTCAGCCGATAGCATCTTTACAAACTGCTCAGGAGAGATGTTGCCATTTTTTATCACAGCATCACCATTGAAAGACACGTTGTTTCTGCGTCCATATCTCTTGGGGTATCTGCGTTCCAAAAGCCACGCAGCGGCCTGCCATTGCGTCTTAGCGGCGAGCCTTATTTCAGCAACAAGTGATATCTCATTGTCTGCTTCTGCTTTTTTAATCGCGTGCATAAAATAAGAATAGCGCTCATCTCCATTCTCACCAGCGACTATCCAAGTTCTAACAGAGCGGTATTTTACTTGAGCGCGTCGGCACGCTGCCGCAAGCGTTGCGCCGCCTGCTAATACCTCACACAGCGGTTCAATAAACTTTGGGTCGTTATATTTTGGCGGCCTGCCCGATGGCTTCTTTTCAGGCTTGTCGGCTACGGGCTTTTTTGGTGCTAATTTCTTGCTCAAGTGGTTGCTCCTCTGCTGTAAATTCCACGACGTTCTCGATGCCGGTCTGTGTAATTAGCTTCCCTGCTTTGCGAATTGTGAACACTCTATCCGTGAGTTCCACATCATAATCTGGCGCGATGAATGCTGAGTTGATGCCGCCAGCGCCGTTGCGAATTGGCACATGACAGCGCAGCCAAGTGATTCTCATTGAAACTCCTTTACCATTGCAGCAATTGGCTCATAGTCGAGGCGCAGCTTTGCGATGAGCGGCTTCACATCCTCGTGTTTGTTGTGCTGGAGGGCATAGCGCTTGGCTTGCGTGTCTGGGAACGCTGCAGCGTAAAGAGCGCGGGCTAGGCCCATGCGCCTGAATGCGGCCTTGATGTAGCAGTAGTAGATGAGAAGCTTGTGGGGCTCAGCGATGAGAAAGCCTAGGGCAACGTCCTCATCAGAGGGCACACAGACGATAAGCGTATCGTCGAGGTGCTCGGCGACAAGCTGGCTTACAAGAGCACGGTTGCAGCGCCGTAGGTTACATTGCAGCGTGTGTGCTACAAATGCTCTGTCGCTGTGCCGCGCTCGTCTGATTGTGACGTGGGCTAGTGGACTCTTTAGCATGAGGCAATTCTACCGACCGGTCACTCTGTTGTCAACGTGGCAAGAAAAAAGGGAGCCGCAAGACTCCCTTAAACCGGTTGGATGCCTCCTTGCTTTCACTGGAGACTCAGGTGCCCAACTTCACGCCAAAGATCGTTACTCTTCGGATTTTCCTCTTCGGACAAGAGGCGACCACTTCAGTGGGACTTTCAAACCCCTTATGCGGGATTCCGCCCGATGGCGGTGTTATAACTATAGCAAAAATGAAGCTGAATTGCAAGCCTTACAATACGGCAATGAAGTGCTATTTATTCCCTGCACTCTTTTTTCTTCTGGCGCTGTATTTTCGTTTGAACTTGATGGCACCCACGACAAAGAACGCGCAGGTCTTCCACAGGACAAAACAGCCTAGCAATGAACCCGTCCCAACTATCGTCTCCAGGCTTGCGACAAGCCTCGACATGGTCCACTTGCACGCCCTTTGGCCCTGAGCGATGGCCGCAAAGCTCGCACTCATAGCTTCCACGGCACACGCGCGCGCGCTCAAGCGCAGCGCGGCGCTCTGGCGACCAGCGCCATACCTGACGCAAGGCTGAGGTGATACGGCTCTTGAGGGGTGGTTGCTTCTTGCGCTTCTTTACCATCCTAAATGAACCTCATCCAGCTTCCCCATTCTCAGAGACGCTGAAAAGCCTAGCTTATGAAAAAACCGAATGATTGTTTCTTTTTCTGTGTCAGTACGCTCACACAAATATACAATAATACTCGACTTCCCAATCATTGCAGCCTTGCGAGCTGTTTCCAAAGCAATATCAACCACTGGCATAATGCTATCAACAAGATATTTTTCTCGAATATCTGCAAGCTGTTTTGCTGTTATTGGTTGTTTCACAACTTGTTCTGGGTTGTCAATTTCGCGCAGGGCTCTTGTGAAATTATCACCATAAACGCTGCATTTGCGTGATAGTTCTCTGTTGCTCAGTCTTCCGTATTTTTCAATGGCTCTTATCACACGCTGTTTTTTCGCTTCGAAAACAATCTCGCTGTTCATTGCTTCCCCGTCACACCGCGCTGGCTGCTTCCAGCAAGCCAAGCGGGTCGTTAGTTAGCGCTACGGCCATGTGCGCTGAAAAGAAAAACCCCTTTTATGGGTCTAATAAACGGCTCTCTCTCCCTTCTCTCTTAAGAGAGCCGAGCCTAGCGAGCCTACAGCATCCTAAGCCACCTGTCAAACACCCCCCCTGTTTTAGGACTTTCCCCCGTGACACCCGTGACAGCGTGATAAATTGATTTTCTCAAAAGATGTTAAGCAGATAAGCGTCACGCTTTTTGTTCAAAGTGTCACGCTTTTTTAGGTCTTGTAGAATTTGTCGATTGTCAGGACTACATTTTGAGCAGAGATGAGGCCGCCGAGGGCATCCGCAAACCGCTTGCCAGTCAGGCGTGATGCTCTGTTCAATTCACGCTTAGTCAACCCTTGTGGGTTTTTCTCAAGGCACCTGAGTATCTTCTTTGCGTCACGGTCTGGCACAGTTTCTCCGCCATAGCCCGTAGCAAGTGCCACTGTGCTTTCTGCTGATATTCTCGCCAAGTCTATTCCAACATTCACATCGGCCATAGTGATAATGCGCGACTCTCTGCCAATGGCGTGGATTGACGCATACATGAGCGCATTGGTTGCAGCGCGGTCAAATATTGCGCCCTCGATGCAGGTAGCGTCATCTTCAAGACTTCCAGCCCAAAGTAGCCGCTGAGCCCACAAAACGTCATCAGCCTCTTTTTCGATTATCATCTTGTGCAATGGGTTGACCTGTGGCCCTTCAAGCTCGCAGCCCTTGGGGTCAAGCAATTTCTTTCGGTACTCGTTCCATTCTGGGTGCCCTCGCATTTTCCACTCAGGCGTTTTTCCAGCGTGGAATATCCTGTAGAGCTTGCCGCTAATGGCTGTCCAATCTGGTGCTGGCGGGTTTTTCTGTGGCCCACCCGCATCATCCACAACAAACACAGCAAAACGCGACACAAGGCCGCCTCCTGCCACACTGCCGCTGAAGTATTGCGCTGTTTCGTTCGTTGTTCCTGTGCCAAAGAATCCCATTAGTGGCCGCACAATTGACGGGCTGATAGAGCTTTTGATGGCGATAGAGCGCAGCTTGGGAGTGCCCGACCAGATTTCTTTGATGTCGGTCCCAATGCCCTTGAGGTGCGGATTATCGTCGGCCATCTTTGCCAGAAAGTCCTGAATCTCATCGATGCAAAAGACGCGCGCATTCCATTCCAGAAGCATCCTTCTAAGGCCCTCTTTGCTTCCTGGTTCGTCGGCAATGAGCTGCTCACTCACAGCTGTTATTAGGCTGTTTGCAGCGTTGTAATAAGCGCCCTTGCCAACAGCAGCAGGGGCCAAGAGCATCTGATAGAGACACATCGGCCTACCATCAGGCAAAAGGTAGGTGCCCATGGCTGCAGCCGCTACGCACTGCATTGCTGTTGCTATTGCAAATGTTGGATATCTTCTTTGCGCGGAATCCAAAATGAGGTCCGCAATCTCTTTCACAAGGCCATTGACTGCAACGGGATAATCTGTCATAACCGAATCACTCCAACGTCAGGAGAACACCAACGCCTCAGTTAGCCGCTGAGGCTTTTTCTTTTTCTGAAACTCCCCCACCCTTACACCCACAGCCAGAAAAGGTCAAGCACCGCTACCTATGGTGGCATTTTGGTGGCGTTAACACTATGGTTTTTTGTTGGTTGACGTGTTGCCAATTGTGTTGTAATAGGTGTTCACACCTACACGAAAGGAGTAACGATGGCAAAGATAGCGCACCTACATACTAAGATGAGCGAGGAGGAGCACGCGGCGCTAAAACGCGAGGCACGGAAGCATAAGGTCAACGTGTCTGAGTTTATTAGGGCAATTGCTCAGAACATCATTATGAACAACAAGCTTAACAGAGCAATGAAAAAGGAGGCATCAAAATGAGCAACATCGAACTATTTGCAGCATTGAGCAAGGCACAGGCAGAAATTAAGGGTGCCGTGAAAGACAGCACAAACCCCCATTTCAAGAGCAGATACGCGGACCTTGAAAGTGTCATCGAGGCCGTGAAGCAACCCTTTTTCAAGTTCGGCCTGTCGTTCGTGCAGAGCGTCGAGGGCGATGCGCTTGTCACGACAATCTGTCACGCCTCTGGCGGCACAATCACAAGCCGCGTGCCTCTCATCATCGGAAAGAACGATATGCAAGGCGTTGGCTCTGCCATCACCTATGCGCGCCGCTATGGCCTTGCCGCCGCTGCAGGTGTGAGTCAGACAGATGACGATGGGAATGCTGCCTGTGAAGCTCCTAGGGCCATGCACAGCCCTGCAGCGAAGCAATGGGCCACCGTGGGCGACAATAAGAAGCCGCTGCCGGTTGAGAAGGTTCCCGAAGGGCTTCTGACCGATGGCAAGTTGGAAACAGAGTACAAGCCCATGCCCAGCAACGGTCGCCAGTTCGCTGCAG